GAACGCCCGTAAAGAAAATCATATTTTCAAGATGCTTTCCCGCGTCAGCCCTTGCGCAATGTTAAACGCTGGTTCGAATGCTAGAACCTAGACCGATAAACTCCTTTTTGTCGCGCGTACTGAGGGTCGCGCCGAGAGGAGAGCCGGAGAATTTGCACGGGAAAGCGTTAATTTTTAATAGGTTCGATAATCCACGCGCCCCCCTCGCTTTTCTTGCGTGGATAACATTTAAAAAAATAAAATTGCGGAAAAGTCCGCGCACAAACTTTGAGTTTCGTCAGCGAGTTCATCTGATTTGATTTCCCGCTGGCGTGAAACTCCGACGCCTTAATCTCGTAAAACGCTACGCCCATCGTCGGATCCGCGAAGACCGCCATAAAATCAGGCGTATATCGAACGCCTTCGGCGAGTTTGAACGTCATCGGTTCGAAGCTATAAGAAACGATCTGTTTATCGCGCTGATACTCGTTTAAGAGTTCCGCGAAGCGTTCCTCGGTTTTGCTCATCGCGCCAGGAACGCGTCTGAATGGTCGATTATGCGATTTCATTTATAGAGAAAATGTCCTGTATGACGGACCCGCCATTTGTGTTTTCGTAAAATCAAATGCTCATCGTAAATGCGGTCCATAATCTCCGCAAAATCGCCGAATATATCCGCGATCAATATTCCTTTATATTCAAGACCGTGTTCGTCAAAGACTTTTTGAAAGTCTTTCTCGAATCGGATCTCGCCCTCTTCGTTAAAATGCAATTCTGCTATTTTCATTTCTTGCCTAACGCCAGCGGAGTTAAACGCGTCCATTTCTCCCATTGCTCGAGAAAACGCTTGTTCGCGAGTTCAGGATCGGGACGCGGTAAATCGAGAAGCTCGGGATGTGATCCGGTGTAATCCCGATCACATCCATCAGGATCGATCCACGCGTCGAAGCGCTTTGCTACGTCGTCACGCATGGAAATAATCTAAGGCTTCAAGATTTTCGAAAAAAAATGGATCAATCTCATTTAATTTTTCCTCTAAATCTTTTAAATAAAGATCGTTTTCGGCTTCGGCTTCACCATAATTTTTTTGGACATATTCAAATCGGTGATTTATCGCTCTCCAAATTTCGTAGCCTTGTGTTATTTGTTTTTTGTAATTTCTCATTTGTTCTTGCCCTCGATGAAAGCGCGAACCTCGCTTCGGTAATAAATTCGAGGTCCGCCTGGATAGACGAACGAATAAGGAATCTCGCCAAACTCGCGTAAAAATTTGTGATATGAAACGCCGCAGATACTCGCGGCCTGAGTCGTGTTCAGGATCTCGGAATTCGAGTCGCTAAACAGATCTTTTGAGGTTTGCGCCGTCAATGGCGCGGTGTTCTCGTCCATGAAATCTTTTACAAATGCGTTGAATGAGCTTGCAAAAGAAAACTACAGATATTATTCCTAGTCGTCAAGAAAAAAATAAAAATATATTGCAACGTACTAATTTTATTAGTTATTAAATGCTATTTTTTTATGTTATCAATAGGTTATAGGCGTGTTTCGTCCCGTGATCAAATTAACGGCACTGGTCTCGGTCGGCAATCTACTCAAATAAAAAATTTTGCTCGAGAAAAAAAATTTACTCTTGAGCGCATTTTTACGGAAAAAGGGATTTCTGGCGTAGTCGAGAAACGCCCCGCATTTTCCGAGATGATTGCTTTTGCGGACGCGCACGATATTAAGATTATAATTATTGAAGATATGACGCGGCTGGCGCGAGAACTTTTATTGCAGATGCAACTCGCGACGTTTATCGCGTCCAAGGAAATCGATTTGTATTCTGCGAATACGGGCGAGAATATATCCCGCGCTATCTACGACGATCCGATGCGGAAAGCAATGGTCCAAATGCAAGGCGTATTTTCTGAGCTTGAGCGATCCACGTTGACGCGTCGGATGCAAGCGGGACGGGATCACCAACGTGAAACGGGAAAGCGAAACGGAAAGGCGATCAAAACGGTTGATCGAAACGGAAAGATACGGATCGAAGGCACGCCACGATTAAGCGAGAAACAACCGAAACTCGCAAAGCGCGTTATCGAGTTATCGAAACAAGATTTATCTCTTTATCGGATTGCTAAGATTGTAAACCTCGAGGGTTTTCGATCTCGTAAAGGAACGCCGTTGCATGGTCCGCAAATACGGAACATATTGCGCGATTACGAACTTGGTTTGATCAATACGACCAAATCGCGGCGCGTGGAAGAGTATCAAGATGAATGAAGCGCTTAGCGTGATCGCCTTTCTGCGAGATCCCGACACCGGAGAATCCGATTCGACGCGCTTCTTCGACTAAGGCGAGTGCTCGCGGTCCGTAGATTCGAATATCTGCGCCTATCGATTGAAGATGAGCGCTTTTCGGATATCCGCCTTCGCGTTTGTTATGTTCCTCGCACCTTGCGCCTGAGGTAATTGGAAGAGGTCCGAGTTTGTCGCGTAGAAGCTGAAGCATTCGCATAAACTCGTCGTCCATGTGCGATAGACCGCAACCGCATTTGCATTGCATTTCGGCGCGGCTGAAATTAGGCGTTAGCATCTCAACCATGAGCGCTCCCGCCGTAGCGATAAATGTTCGTCGTAAAATAAGCGCAACCGATCACAATTTTCCCGTCATCGACTTTTCATACTCGGCCAGGATCTTATCGTCGAGGTCGTTTTCAGTCGATTTGACGAGTTTTTCAAGGAGCAAAAAAACCACTTTGATTAGTAGTTTTTCGCTCAAGAATGATAGCGCCATGGTTTTTACGGTTCCCGCGATTACGGGTGCGAGTGTTGCGATCATTTCGTCCTTAGATTTGCGAATATAAAATCTTTTTGGGATTCCAATTCGCGTTCAATGTTATCAAGACGCGCCGAGACGTTTGATATGTCTGATGCCATTTTTATGGTTGAGTCTTGCGTTCTTATAATAAGCGATTCAAATTTTTCTTGATTTAATTTGCGTTCGCCTTTTGCGGATTTGCCCTCGTAGTGGATATACCATCCAAGCGCGACGAGCATTCCGCAGAGCACCATTTCAAGCAAACTTGCTTGAGTCAATAAAACATCAGCAAATCGATTTGGGATATCGGTCAAATCGGTTTGTTGTGGCATGTGGTGATCCAATATTACGCCTCGATTTCCATTAAAATTAACTTAGATACAGTATTATAGAATGTCGCCTCTCCTGATGAATTACGTCTAAACTGTATCGTGTAAGTAGTTGAAGTTCCCGATGGAGAATCTAGAAACATGTATGACGCAGTCGGATGAATCATGACAGTCGATGCAGCGTTATAGAATTCCATATCTGGCGATGAAGTTGCACCATTCACTTTGAAAACAAACCCCTCACCATCGGATTTAATCTGACAATTTGCAATTATTAGAATCTTATTACCTGACCCGTGTGAAAAGGAGCCTGACGTAATTCCTGAATTTGTAAACGATCCTGACGACTCAGTCGAATTTGCCGCACTTGAAACAAACATTTCGGTTTTTATTACATGACCTGACGGAAAAGATGTGTTTGAACCTAATGTGATAACTGGATTTGATTCTGTTATGGTTACTCGTCCAGTTGAATCTGCGATGGATAATCCTGCTGTTCCATCATTCGCTTTTAAGTTTGTTGTTTTAATATTGGTTGCTTTTAATCCGCCGGAGCTTGTAACCTCGCCCGTAGAATCAGCGACGACTAGACTCGCGGTTCCGTCATTCGCTTTGAGATTTGTCGATTTTACGGTCGTCGTTTTAACGTCTCCCGTGACTTCAACGTCTCCCGAATTGGTCACCTCTATTTTTTTTGATCCCGTATTATTTTGAATGACGACATCGTTTCCGCTATCGCCTTTGATGATTCGATCCGCCATTTATATCACCTCACATACTGAAAAATTTACGTTTTGAAAAGACCCGTCGATGGTTGCGCTTTGCATTTCTGGCGCGTCCAATAAATAACAAAATCCGCTATATTCTTGCGCTTCGCTTTGTGCGCTTGGCATCCCTTGTATCGCGGCTATCGGGAACGGTTTTGAACGGAATGCGTAATAAAAATCAAAAAGATTATTCGCTTGCGCGATTGGCAAAACTGCATCGATGGTAAATTGTTTCGCGACGTTTTTCGGCGTTTGACGATATCCGCCATTAATTAACGGTTTGCGAATTGAAAAATCTTTTAATGCCTTGGAAAATCCAATCTGAGGATTTTCCAGGCTTATGCAAGCGGAAGCGCGAATAATCCCAACGCGGACCGGATTCTTGATCGCGGTAATCGTTCCATCCGTAACCGTTCCCGAAAGCGTTACGTCGGCGTTTCCCGTCCCTTGTCCGACGATTTTCGTAACTTGATAATCGACCCCGCCAATCGTGACCAACGAACCGACGCGCACGTTCCCGAAACTAACGCAATTCACAACCGCATCAGATGAATCATCAAAACGTCCTGTTGCACCGCTCGATTGGTTCCATTTCGCAATCGCGTTTCCTTCGATGGGCGAGTCTTTCAAATCATCTTGAGATTCTAAAACTATTTTGACGGTTCCAGCGCCTAATGCGGACCCGTCAAAATTGTTTTGAATCGCGTTCTCGGTTGACCCTAATCCAAGTTCAAGAATAACCTCTTCCTCGCCACCGTCTCCAAGGGTAAGATTTGCTCGAAGTTCGAGCGTATCAGGCGCTGCTTTAAGGGAATCGGTTATGATTGTGTCGCTTGTTAGCGGTGACGTTAAAACCGTCCCCGTGTATGGCGAAATCGTAAACGGATCGAGCGAGCAAGGAATTTGATTATCGTTATTGCGTCCAAGTATTTTTAGCGATGAAAATTTCGTTGTGTTTAGAACCTCGCTGTAAGTAAGCGAGTTATCAGAATCAGTAATTTCGATGACCGCATTATCTGCCATTAATCCCGAAACGAATACCGCTTGAACACCTGCGCTAATGGTCGCACTTATGGTCGCACTTCCTGAGTTCGCCATGAATACATTCTGCGGGATATCATTTTGAACATTCGATACCGCAAAGCTCGAAGAAAATTGAGAACCAGATGAAACGGAAACCGCGCTGATTTTATCGTCGTGTAATATCTTCATTCTTGAACGTATGGCGTGAGCGTTGCGTCGCCTTCGATTGTTGTAGTAAGATCGTTAAAGTTCCACTCGATTGATCTTATGATCATGTCCACGTTTACAAATTCATCGCGTCGGTTAAAAACGACGCGATCCCCTGGTCGCCATTCATCGTGTACATCGTCGATTTCAACGCTTAAAGTCGGCTTTTGGTAAAACGCCTTCATTGCGTTTAAAACATTCGTCAAATTAGTTTGTTGAGATGGGTTTGTAATAAGCGCATCAAAAGTAACTTCTTTTCCCGTTGCGTCAAGGAAAAGCGTTCCTCCGCCTTTTGTTTCTATAAGCGCGGTTCCTTGCCAGCGGTAATATTCATAATTACCTTTTATGCTTTTTATTTCTTCCGGTCCGCGAATGACTAAGCTAAGAATGTTGTTTTCGGAAACCGTATTGTAATACGCTGAACTTGATGCTGGCGTGTTTGCTTTATCAATTAAAAATAAAGTTCGATTTCCGTTTGTCTGCGAGGGTAAAACAAAAAATTGATAATTTGATGCAAATGAAACCAATCTTAACGCTTCAAAAGAATTTAACATTCCTTTATTCCAAACAAATGACAGATTTGGTGGCGAAGGTGCTTTATTTGTGTCAATGGTCTCGGTTTCTAAAATATAAAATTTATCGTTTGTGAGTCTTGGGATATGCGTATCTGCGGGGCTACTAATATACGCCATCGTTCCCGCAAATTCTGCAATTGTGCGTCCTGCGGTTGCGCGGTTGGTTCCGTTTGTTAAAAAACGATTTTTTACACCCGTTGCAGAAAATGAGTATTGCGTTCCGTCTGCGTAATCGTTGGTTGATTGATACGCGCCGAGTTGATTATCCGCGCTACCATCATCAGACGCGTTTGCATCGTATCGAACTGAACCTGTCGATGCCCACGTTGACGCGTTCCCGTTTACTTTTATCGTCGGCGTTACACTTGTAACAGAATTGAAGAAATATAACGCCGCTTGAACCGCTGATCCGCCTATCGCGTCCCATGCGCCAACATCCGAATTATCTCTATCGACTTCCCAATCGACAACATCACCCCAGATAAAACCCGAAACAAGATCGCTATCCGTATTGCTAATGCCGTCCTGCTCGGTATCAAAGACCGGACCTGAATCGGTCGGTCTGATACTTTTGACGTTGCACCGGATCGATTCCGAATCAATCGCCTGAATATATAATTGACCCTCGAACAAGTTGTATGCGGTTTTAAATTTAATACCGATATAATATGGACCCGTATCGTTTAAAATTTTTGTGTAATTCGATTGCCCGAATGGATGATCCGCGTTATTTGGTTCGTTTGATAGAACGATGGACGCGCCACTCATTTCAATTTGTCCTGATCCCGAATCCTGAAACTTTAGATTAGGAGCTTTTTGAATAAACCCGTGATAATACTCGCCGTTTGCGCCAATATGCGAATGGTCTGAAACGTAAAATTTTGCATTCGTTCCAGCAGGATCGCTATTCGTTGGCGTAACCATTTCAATCTCTACTTCAAGCGAAGGCATTTTGTGTGTACTGTCGAGATTCTAAGGCCGCAAATTCGCCGAACTGTTGAGCGCGTTCGACAACTTCGACGCGTAGATCGGACATCGCTTGATTGATTTTCCGCCCCGTCCCGTCGTAGATGTTAACGACCACGCCTTGCGCCAGGTTGCGGTTAGGTGTTACGTTTCCTCCGTATTGACCCATAGTGAGCAATTCAGGACCGCGTTCGCCAACAAGATACGTTTCGCCTGGGCGAACATCACCCCCAGCTTGTCGTTCAGGGTAGTTTTGCGATGCGATTTTGCCGACGTTCGCAATCGCTAAAGCGTAGATCGTACCCGCGGCAATTGGGCCAAAGACGCCCAATTGCGCGTAAGCTTTTGATGCGGCTTCCGCGGCGTTGATAGTTACATTCGCAATCGCCGCGGCTTTATTTAAATTAAAGAGTTCGCGTGATTCGCCAGCGAGAGTCGAAGTCATTGCCGCAATCGTGGAAATGGTAGATTTTGCAACTTCACGCGTAAGCGCCTTTTCCACTTCGGCTTTTGCAATTTTATCAGCTTTTATTTTTTCATTTATTTGCAATTGATATTCAACATTTGCCATGTCGATCATTTGTTGTTGTTCAATTGCTTCTTTATATTTGCCAGTGTCTTCTCTTATTAATCGATCTTTTGTTCGATAAAAGGTTTCTATTGATGCAACATTTTGAAGATATAATTCATTAAGTTCTCGTAAACTGTTTTTTTCAATTTCAATTGCGTTATTTGCTTCAATTAACTTAGCGACGTATGCGGATAACCCTTTTATTTGTAAATTATTTGCTCTTACGCTTTCTTCGTCATTTCTTAAACCAATTTTATTTTTTCTGGCAAGTCTATCTAACAAATCAATTGATAAAATTCTTCTTATATTTAAATCTCGTTGTTTTAAATTTAAAGTGTTGATTTTTGTTTCTAAAGAAGCAATTGCCGGTATTTCCTTTAGAATTGAAGCAACATAATCATTTTCTATTTTTAACGCTTCAATTTTTGTTTTAGTCGAGTCCTTAACTTTTGATGCTAATTTTTCGGTGCTTTCAAAAAACGGGTCTAAACCCATATTAACGACTTCAATCAAACGAGCGGCAAACGATTTCGCGGAATTTGCCATAATATTCAATCGGTCATTAAATTGTTCCGCAGCACTTATAGATTTATCGGTTATTACGCCATTAACTGACTCAAGCTGATCTCCAAACGCGTTTATTACCCCGCTTCCTTGTTGAAGCAAATTGACCATTTTTACGCCTTCAGTATCAAACAATTTAAATGCGATCCTAACGCGATCCGCTTGGCTTTCCGTTCCTTTGAACGCGTCTGCAACTTCTTTTAAAAGCTGAGTATTACTTTTAAGCGTTCCATCGTTATTTTTTAACGATATTCCAAGTTCTTTAAATGCGTCTTTCGCAACACCAGTCCCTTCAGCCGCTTCAGCGCTTCTTCGCGTAAAGCGTTGTAATGCGGTATCAAAAGTAGAAACCTCGATTCCGCTTTGCTCCGCCGCGAATCTAAATTTTTGTAAATCCTCGGTGCTGATACCTAAACGCGCTGACGTTTTCCCAAGTTTATCCGCAACATCCGCCAGACTCTTGACCAATCCGCCAAGCGCTGCCGATCCAATCACGCCAACAATCGCATTTTGAAGCGATCCGATTGATCGTTTCATGTTTCGCATCGATTTATCAACGCTGGCGAATGCCGCCTTCGTTTTATCGATTCCGCGTATTTCTACCGTCGTACTTGGCACGTTTTTCTTTTAGATTAAAATATGCGATCCAGCCCTTAAACTCGTCTTCGGAAATCTCTAGGATTTCCGAGACGGTCTTTTTAAGCGCTTCCGCTAATTGGAAGAGAACAAACAGTTCTGAATCGCTATTCAGTTTTTTTCAATCTCGTCTATCGAAGGCGAGATTTCATTCATCCGCTTAGAAATCCATTCCAAGACTTCGCCGTCAGTTTCATCGACCAGTTGATCTAACTGATTCATCTGAAAAATCGGCTTCCCGTCTTTATCTCTTGCGCGGAATATGATCTGCGATGCGGTCGCTTTGTCGAATTCCTCTTTCATATAATGCTTGAGGACTATCGATTTCTGAGATAAGCGCATCGAAGATCGGAAATAAATGGTTATGGGTTTCCCGCTTTCGTCAGTCCAATGCGGAACCTCAAGCGAACACAATTCGCCTGAAAGACTCGCCTTGAAATGATTCTTTGCGGCTTTGAGTACGTCCATTCGTTACGCGTTGTTAAGGGTAAGAACTCCGGTTCCTTGGAACGTAAACGAAAATCCAATCGGGCTATTTAGAGACGCGTTTATCGAGAAACCCGTCAGAACAATCGCCCCGGAATAAAAATCGCCGCTCGAAGTCCCGACCGGATATAACTTGATATAAAAAGTCGTGTCCCCTGCCGCGAGTGCGGTTTGTATTGATTCCATCGAGGTATCGTCATCGTTCCAAAGCGCGTCGGCGCTCCCTGAGAACGATGTTTGACCAGGGATGAAAGTTTTACCAAGCGCGGTTCCCATCGCGCTGGTTTCAATCGCGTCCGCCGCTTGTTCGAGCGTCCATGATTGGAGCGATGCGATCGCTGAGTATGTTGAGTCATCAGGCGACGTTTGGAGAACGCCACCGTTTCCACTGGCTGCGGCCATTTTGTTTCTTTCTACGCGGCTACGTCAGGCGCGTTTTCCAAATATTGATATTCGACGAGATACGATAAACGAACCGATCCCGTCGGTTTTGTCGCTTCCGCGTTAATAGACGCGTCAGCGCTGGTAAGGTACGAATCACGCGCAAGATTATTGATATTAATATCGCCTTGCATTGCGATTTGAACCTCCTTCTGAATTGCCGCGAGCGTATTCATGACGGTTTGACCGTCACCGCCTTGGCAATATCCCTCAATGTTTACCGTCAATTCCGATGCGACTCCGCGAGTTCCGCCCATCGCTTGAAGCGTGACCGTTTCCTCGGAATCATAAACAAGCAAACAAGGAAGCTTCGATTCTTCAATCGGATAGGCTCGCGATTGAAAAACATTCGATCCGGTTGTAGAAAGCGAGTTAACGCGGGTCGCGATGCGCTCGCGGATTTGTCGCCTCAAATGGTTTGCCATTATTGCTTCTCAAGCATTAATAGGGTCGTTCCCTGATATCCACTACCTGAATCCTTTTGCACGCCGACGATGTGGTAAGTGATCGAGTTAATCACTATCGCATCGCCATGCGCCACGCTTGCAACATCCGAAGATACGGCAAGCGCGGTTGGCGTATTGCTTTCAACATCCCGTTCCCCCGTGTCCAGGGGAACGGATGAGAACGGGTTATCAAATAAAACGTTGATCGTTGAAGCGCTTCCGCCGTCTGGCGTATAGGTTGCCGCGGTTCCGAAATCATCAGTTAAAAAGAAATCGGATAAATCGGACGCGCTTTCGACGGTCATTTCTTTTTCGCTTTGGGCTTCGGCTCGTCTTTAAACTCGACGGCGCGGTTCATCCCTATCATGGAGCGAGCGCTTTTTTCGCTTGTTTCAACGACTTGGCCTTTCAAGACCATATCGCCATCAAGCATCACGTTCGCAATCATTTTGATTTTCACTTTTCCGCCTTGCTCACCGGAGGCCCCAACAAGGCCCCCAGCGGTTTTAGTGGTTAACATTAACTATCGTTGGTAATCGCAAACGAACCAGCATGACGAACGCCGAAATCGGCATCGACGAAAACGATCAATCGAATTCGTCCATCGTCAAATTCTCTGTGGACGCTGACGTCGATTCCAGGACTCCAATAACCTAAAAGTGCTTGACTCCAGTCCCCAAAGATTGCTCTTTGTTTTCCGCCCATTACGAGAGAGGAAGTGACTTCGGCTCTAAATCCGCCAATGTCGTTTCCTTCCATAACAAAACGTCCTGAACCTGAATCTCGGCTTCGGGCTTTTGCGTCTGCGGCTAATACCGGATGAATCGCATAGCCTAATGAACCTTGATAGGCGTTTGCGCTCATTACGTCACCTTGCATCGCCATGGCGTTTGCCCATGAGAATTGATCCGCGGTGATTAATGTAATACCGACTCCGGCTGTATTACAAATTCCAGCGGGATCGTTGCTTTCGCCTAATGAAACCAAACAAGCTTCATCAAGTGCGACGGCGGTTGATAGTGAGATTTCTTCTCTTACCAATCGCTCAACATCCATCGAACTCTGCAATCTAAGTTGGCGTGACAAATCCACGCGCAAGGCGTAGGTTTTAGCGCTCAAACTTAGCTGATCGTAACTAGGCGTCACGTCTGCCGCGTCCGCGCTTTCTGCAATCCATCCGCCAGTTATTGCCGCGTCTCTTCTTGGGATCTTGATGATCCCATCAAGGTTCCGAAGGACTCTTGCGCCCATTGAGACTGTGATCATATTATTATCGAGGAACTCGATAAAACTGGACCCGTCTAAAATGGTCGGAACTAAGTTTGCGCCATCACCGGAACCTGCTAAAAGCTCGCGCTTTTTGTAGGTTGTTCGATTAGAGAGACTCCGCTCGTGAAGAACCTCGTTAGGAATATAGACTCCACGCGCTTCGCGATGCTGTTTCTTTTCCTGCGCTCGGCAAGCTTCTAACTCGAATGAAGCATTATCCTGCGCGGATCGATCATGCGGTCGGGCAAGTGCGTTGACTAATCGAAGGAAAGAGAAATCCGAGGTTTCTTTTTTCGTTAATCCTACATCGTAATGCTGTTTGGGGCGATTCTTGATCCGCTCCAATACGCTGGACGCAAACTCGCCAACGGTTTTTCCTTCTTTAATAAACTGCTCTGCAAGCT